TCGTCATCATGGAAGAAACGCCGTACCCCAACCAACTTTCGCATGTCGATATGATTGAAACCTCAAATATCATTGTCTACAATAAGCACATGTGGGCGGAGAACGATCAACTCTTCATTGAACTCAAGTAACTCGTAGCGCTCGGATCTGTAGTATCGACCCACTTGGGCATCCACATGTGCGGAATGACTTTCGCTGCATTTGAATAGTCTCGGTCGAACAGTTCGCGGTAGTATTCTGCTTCGTCGGGGCGCGCGTACCATTTTTCGGTCGCGCCATCGGTATTGACGCCGTCGCTGAACGCCTCCTTGCGGCGCCACAGAACCTCGGGAGGCAGCAACTCACACAGTTCAAACGCTTCACGCAGAACTGCCTTTTCGATCCTCGAATGAGAAGCGCGGAGTTCAGTAGGAATAGATAACCATGTTTGAACGACCTGCTTGTCGAGAAAGGGGGTGCGCGCCTCGAGACCGTGCGCCGCCATACATCTGTCGGAGCGCAGGACGTCAAACATGTGGATTTCTCCGAGAAGGCGCAGAGTTTCGGCGTCAAAGTGGGCGTCGGTGGGTGCGCGTTGCATGTAGAGGTACCCTCCGCCAATCTCGTCGCTTCCGTCTCCATTCAGGACCACCTTGCAGTCTGTGTGTTCCTTAATATATTTGCCGACCAACCAGTTTCCGACGGATGCACGAACCGTCGTAATGTCGTAGGATTCAATGTCTCGAATCACAGATGGAACCGCCTCTCGGAACTCATCGGCAGACACGACGATGGTCGTGTGTGTAGAACCAATATAGTCGGCAACCTTGCGGGCGTACTTGAGATCGGGCGACCCGACCATTCCGATACTGAATGTCCTCAGTTTTATTCCGCGCGGACGGAGTTCAGAGGCGGCGATCGAAGCGACCAGACTGGAATCCAGACCGCCGCTTAAAAGAGCAGCAATAGGGCGCTCTGTGTTCAAAACGCGCTTCTGGACTGCACGGACGAGGGCGTCGCGCAAGCAGAAGTGCAATATGCGAGGATTGCGGAATGACTCAAGTGGAACAATGCTCGCGGTATGAAACCGCTTGGCGTCGTGAAATGCACCGTTGGTCCGGTGGTAGACCGCATATGTTCCTGGCGGAAATGGACGGACGGTTGTCGCGCCGGCGGGCAATCCCTTAATCTCGGACGACCATATCTGTGAACTTTCGTACCGCGCATGGAAGAGCGGTCGAACGCCGAACGGGTCTCGCGCAACAAAGACAAAATCGGGCGCGACGTAGATCATAGCAAAGACTCCGTCGATCTCACGACATGCGTTGGCGAATCCGACCTTTTTGATAAGGTCCAGCAGGATTCCGCAGTCTCCGTCCCCCGATTCCACAAGGTTGTACTTTCGCCTCAATTCGGTGTGATTGTAGATTTCCCCGTTACATACGAGTGTACTGCCGTCTTCCATCAGGAAGGGTTGGTTGCCCTCTTCCGACAGACCATTGATTGCAAGGCGCGTGAATCCAAGCGAGACGCCGTGGTAAGGGGCGAAGGTGCAATATTCAGGTCCGCGATTCTTAAGTTTCTCAACACATTGGGGAAAGGATTCAGAGTGCGGACCTAAACAGCACCAAATTCCACACATTGTGTGTTTAAATCAAGTATCTGTAAACCTCATACACTCATAATATGATAGAGAATCTGCTATACACCGCCATGGCAACTCTGATTGTGATTGTCGTTTTACACGTCGGGGTCTTCTGGGTGTCTCGTGTGATTCAACCGCCGAAACCGCGCGTGGTGTACATGCCACAACCCCAGCAGCAGCAGCAATATAATACATTACCGGTTCAAACTCTTCTGCAGGCACCTCCGCCGCTAGCGCCGCTAGCGCCGCTAGCGCCGCCAACCGCCCCTGAAGTCAAACTCCCGACGTACGACACTCCTCCTGCAAACACGAAACCTTCTCCACCGTCTGCACTTCCGCCGCCGATCGAGACACGCGACCCTGCACGGTCTTAGACGCAGTATACATAGACAAGCAATGAAACGACTGCAGACTCTGTATGATTGGGACCCGGCAGTGCGCATGACGCGCCAGGCGACGAAACCGATTCGTGGCAGCACCCTAAAGGCGCCCCAGGGGTCTGGCATTCCGGGATGGTTGTGCTTGACCCGCGATCCCGTAAATTCAACGCCGGTTGCTTTATGGGTTCCTCGCCGTATAGATCCGAAACCACAGGTGTTTCGAATCGTCATGGACGATCGCTGTTTCGAGGACAGCATTTTGCGCGTCGAGTACACTTCCACACATCTGTACATTGCAGATGTGTGGATGTGGAACGGTATAAAAATATTTAACAGAACATCTTTTGCGTGGAGACAGACTTATTTGAAAGAGATGATTCCCATAATGTATACCTCGTGTCCTGGGTTTGAGTCGCGCGCTGTAGAACTGAGAAGCGACACGATGTCGGATATACGCGGGTACGAGTACTATACGGACCGAATCGGAGAAACGGGTCTTTTCAAGGAAGAAACAAAGGAAATTGAAAATACGTACCAAATCACTACGACAGATGTTCCAGACGTATATAAACTTGAGGGAGATTTGGGGTACCTCCGCGTTCGGACGCTAGAATTGTCGCGCGCTCTGCGAACATTGGGTCCGTCCTTCCGCCTCCGATGTGTCAAGAATTCGGAAGACGACGGTACGTGGACGCCTCTACTACAGTAGAATAGAATATTGCGGCAATACAAATGAGCGGAACATGTAGCGGAGGACGTCGTCGTCGTCACAGAGGTAAGCGCACAGTAGGTCGTCGTCGGAAGCATCGCGGGGGGTCCTACGGGTTCGGAGGGTCTATTCTCAGCGACGCCGGGGGGACGAATGCCGGTGCTGCACAGTGGAACAAGCAGGGCGGGGAGTGCGGAGGCGCAGACGTGGCGAGTCGCGGAGGAAACAATACGCTGGCGGGCGGACGTCGGAGTCGTCGCAAGGGAGGGCGCAAGGTCACCACGCGCCGGCACCGCGGCGGAAATTTGGCGCTGACGACACCTCGTGCAGGTTATACGTTTAATGGTTCGGGCGTAGGTGGTATTGCCGACGCCGTTCCCGTCAGTGGAAAATCTGTTCCGGTTTAATAAGGGATGAAAGTTGACACCGTCGTTGCAGCAACGATGCTTTTGATAGCGGTCGTGTTTCTCGTTCAGCGAAACGTGGGATACCTTGCGGTCTGGTTGCTCCTCATTACAGTTGTTATTGGGTACGGCGTGCGCATGCCCCTGACGGCAGCAGTTACCATCGGGGTTGGAACGGTTGCTGCAGTCATTTACATTTCGGGCGAGACGCTCAAAGAAACTTACGAGAACCCGTCGAAGAAGAGCACGAATAAGGACGACGACGACAGCGAACCCTCGCCGCACGATTCGGAATCCAAGGAGCACCACCTCGATGCAGGCACCACAATTTTGCACGCTTTCCAAAAACTGAATCCCGACCAAGTTTTGCAGATGCGCGACGACACGAAGGAACTCATGGAGACCCAGAAGCAACTCATGGAGACACTGTCGTCGCTGGGTCCGCAGGTCAAGCAGGGCGCCGAACTCGTTGACAGTTTCAAGTCTATGTTTTCGGGAAACCTACCGGAAGTTTTGAGTCAGTAGGCGTGCACCTGCTGCATACCGGAATAGGCGGTGACGGGGATCCTTCGAACGAATTGCGTATTCCGTGCCCATTGCGTTCGTAACAATGCGCCACCCCATGATCGTTGTTCCGAGATTGTAGTGCTCTACAACCTCGAACCAGCGCCGGATCGACGCAACAATAACATTTATCGTATTGACGATGTACAGTACGAATGAAAACGTCGAGATGTCGTATGAACCGCCAAAATAAATGTACCAGTGCGGAACCATCATCCACGTGATCCAAAAGAGGAAGTGGAGCATAGGTTGGACCCATAGTGCTGCATGGAACCCTGCATATTCCAGTAGATTTTTGGGTTGAACTCTGTTGTCTAGATCTATATATTTCCAGACAACACTGCCGTGATTCTTCGGATGATTAACGACCGAATTCATGCTCTTGTTCAATTACGATACCGCCCGAAGGAAATTCGGTTTCTTCAAACGTTTTGGGGTGAATGTACACCCATCTCTGCGTCCCAGGAAATAGATGGTGCAACAGCGCGAGAGATATCACGTTTCCGGGATATATGTAGTCGTCCATATCGCCGGTCTTATCTTGAAGACTTTTTGCCGAATCGTAGCACCCGATAAAGAACCAGGGTGGCGGCGGTACAGGTGGTGTGATTTCGCGAACTCCCGCCTTTTCAAACATGTCATTAGGATCATCGTGTACAATGTGTTTCGTGCGCCCGTTCGAATACTGTAGCGTCTGAATATTGAAATCGCCGAAAAACTCCCATGATGATGTAGGTGGAGAGTTGCTATCGTAACATACGGTTTTTTTCCGGGGGCAACAGCAGAACTCTCTGATCGCCAACCATGTACGGATCGCGTAATACACTGCTACGTCCATTACCTTTCTTGAATACAAATACTGTTTAAAGGGAACTCATGACCTTGCGATCAATCTCGAGTCCCATTGCAATGGAGGTCGCGAGCGCCGTCATGACGAAGGGTGTGGCAATAAACACCCACGACACGATGCCGAGGTTGAGGCGGCACAGAAGGTCCAAGACAAATACGGTGGCGACTCCAAAGACCGCCTTGACTCCAAAGGTTACCCACGCGAGATCGGCAGCGTCAAGACCCAGTTGGATGGCGACGTAGAGGGCGTACAGAAGTGCAGGTGGACAGAGTGTCTCGATAAATTTCATTTTCGATGTTTATGTATAGTCTATAAAAAATGAGCGAACAGGTTATTGCCATGACAGGTGTCTCAGAGGAAATCGCGAAAAAGGTGCTCGAGGAGAGCGGGGGCGATATTCTTGTAGCAGTTGAACGTCTGTCGATACCCCCGACCATTTCCGGGACGCGCTATATCCCTCCTCCTCCCGTGATCGACGACGGTCTGACGGACGAAGTTCGGGAAAATCTGAAAAAGGCGAGGCAGTTTGCAGACATTCTCAACGCCTCACCGCAAAACGACCTCCGCGGAAAGGTTGTCTCGCCCCCGCCATCTGTAGGTGAAGACTCTGCGAAGGCGACGAAGAAGATGTTCGCGAATCGATAGATGAATCGACGGCAGTAATTTTGGGAGCGTAGTGTATGCTGTAATCAACCATCTTGTGTTCCATAATTCGAGCGTCTTCAAATATGTTCATTGCATACGTTTGGTCGTACGCCTGTTTGGAATATTTTGCATACTCGTCTGGGTCGTCAAGCATTTCAATGGCGGTTGTCCACTCCTCGAACGTACCATAGTCGCACGCCATCTGACTCTCGCCAATCCATTCCTGCATTCCCTCTGTGCTCCCGGACGGACGCGCATACTGACTTGCTCGATCCATAGGTTTCGAATACAGCACAGGTATCCCGTTATACATCGCTTCGAACGAGACGCGCCCCCAACTTTCGTAGAGAGACGGCGCTACCAGAATGCGCGTCTTGGCGAGGACGACGCGAATATCGTCCTGAACGTTCATCCACTCGATGTTTAGAATGTTTTCGGGAACTTTGATGATATTGTAGTAGGGTCGTACCCCCAGAAACTTGCGCTCGGGGTACTTTTTCGCCAATTCCAAAAAGAGCGGAACTCCTTTTAGAGCGTTTGCATTAATTATCGTTATGCAGTCGCCGGTTGGGAGAGTGCCGCGATTATTCATCTTGATTTCGTGTTCAAGCATGATTGGACGCACGCTTTCGATAGATTTGAAAAAGGATGGGTTTACGATCATTTTTTGAGCGTATTCCTTGATGTGGTTGGAAATGATCCAGATAAACTCCGCCCACTCATATTTTACGGGACTGTTAATATATTCAAGATTTTCTCCGAAATGCATGGTTATTATGAGCGGTTTGCGAAACTGCCCGTTGAGTTTTCGAACGATCGGGAGAAAGGGATAGTGCGGTGTGCACCAGATGTTGGAGGTAAAGAGTTCGCGTTCTGCATTCGTGTAGTAGGTCCAGTTGAACCCGCGATAATTTCCTTTAATAGGGAAGTTTCCGCGCTTGATTGTTACAAAGTGGACAGTGTGTCCGAATGACTGCAATACTTTTGCAAGAGCAATGTCGTGGAAGAAGGCACCACATGGGTCTGGCATATACTGTGCGAAAAAAGCGACTTTCATTGTTGTTAGTTCTGAACGGAATTCTTGTAAAGGAGACGCGTGGGATCACCGCCGCGCGCCCAGGACTGTACAAAGTTGTTAACGTCCTTCATCTCCGCCTGTACGCTCGGCAATTGCGGGTCATACTGGTTGGCAAAGAACTTATCGGTGACCGTCGAGCACTCTTTCGGGGTGCGCACCGGTACGCTCTGAATCAACTGACTCTCGGTGTCCTTGTTCGCTGCCGACGGACCGCCTCCAAGATTTGGGGTCGTCGCCCAGGGACGCGCAAACGTCTGTTGATGCCCCTTGACGCGCTGAGTGTCGGCGTCTCCCAACAGAAGGCGCGAATAAAGATCCGTGTCGCACCCACCTGCTGCCGTGTTGCCGTAATTCCCAGTGTAGTTCATGGTGACAAATTGGGACGCCCACGACGCTTTAGGTTCAAAATCCTGGCACCCGCTTGCAGCAGGGGATGTCGTCATGTAGTAACTCTGCTGTGCTGCGTTGTCCCGGAAATCATACTGGGCGTGCTGCGCGTCGTTCTTCGGTCGCGTGGCGGCGTAGAACCACGAGGTGGGATTGACAGTTTGCGGTTCCATGCTCGTCATACTCTCTTCTTATTCTTGCCTCTACAAATTGTTCTCAAAAACGGAAGCGAGTCCGATTTTCAAAGTATCCGGCATTGAATAGTAGGAAGATGCAACCGTGCGATTGGATCGACCATGACGATTATTCGGGAAAGTACTGCATAGACATCTACGGGCGCAACGAGGACGAGGAGTGCATCCTGCTGCGCGTCCA